GTTGTGGAAGACCGTATTTTCCAGCTGCATTGTGACAAAGGATCTTCACCTTTACATCCTTTTGCTTTTCTGGCTTTTTAGATTTTGCTTTCTTAGCTTTAGACTTTTCTTGATCTGCAGCTTTTTTGGCCTCACCAGTAGATTGCTCCACCTTTTCTGTGCTTTTATTTTCTTCAGACATAATTTTTAAATTTTTAATATTATATCACTCTGAGCCTGAAAGACCCAGAGCAACACAATAAATGATTATATGGTGATAAATTTGTTGGCAGAGAATGCATTTTCCTGAGCTATCTCTACACCTGCGTGAGAGTTAATTACCAATCTAATGGCATTACTCAAAGAAGCAGAATAAGGATCTTCCAATAAAGACACTGCGCCCCATTCTCCAATAAACAATTTACTAAAGTCTCCGTAAATTAAGGCCTCTTTATCTGTAAGTGTAGGCACAAGAGAAGTTGCAGCGGCATTACTACCATTTAACTCATTTCTAGTTTCCATAACGAATCGACCAGAACCAGCATCTTTCTTGGTACTCATGAAAGCAGCTCTAAGCTGGGGAGACATTAGGTAAGCTCTAGAAAGTTCAGTTGCATCTTCTGCATCTATTAAGCCCATAAGCTCAGTGACATGCTCCCATTTTGCAGCTTCCGGTGTTTTTACAGAAGAAAGGACTGTTCCAGCCTTGTTCAAAATTCCTTCTGGCTCGTTGCCAGATCCAGCTCCGTTGATTGCTGCAGCATTTAGAGAAGTCTCATAAGCTCGCAAAATCATTTGTCTTACAAGGCTTTCTACATCTGGACTAGACTGTTGAATAAGTCTTCTAGAAACATCTACTGCGCCACCCAAACGTTCTGGAGAAAGTTCTGGGCCAGTAAAGTTCTTATCTTGTGGAGTAATAGCAGCATTTTCTGCTAACCATTGCATGGTGTACTTTTGTCCAACAGGAAGGGGAATAGATCCTCCAGTTAAACCGCTTAATCTTGTAGCTCCAAGAGACTCCAAGAAAGTTGCTGGTTGAAAAGGCATTTGCACTCTTGGAGTTTGATCTACAACCAATTGACCTCCCTTTTCACCACTATCACCGGTGACAGATTGAGCCCGTAAAGCAGACATAGGGATGGTAAATCTTGCATTATCTGGAGTTTCTACTCCTGCAGCTCTATTGGCCTCGATTCCAATTTCATTAAGTTCTTTTTCTGCACCTTCCAAAATGCCTTTACTTCTAAAAGCTTTGGTAATGGATGCACGCTCCGTGATTTCACGCTTTTCAGCTTCTTCACCTTTTGGTTTAGCACCACTTTTGCGCTCACCTTTTTGGGCTGCAGCTCTTTTTTCGAAGTCTTCAATTTGTCTCTCTTCTGCAATGTCAGCATCTAGTGCCTCGATTTCAGTTTGGAGAGTTGCAAATTGGGTTCTTTGTTCATCGGTGAATTTTCCATCACCTTCTTTTCTGGCCTTGACCAGATCTTCTTGAGCTTTAGTTTTTGAAGCTCTCTCTTGTTGTAACTGTGCAATTTTAAGCATGGGTATTATTTTTATTGATTAATAATTGAGCTTCAAAAACATCAAATCCTGAAGTTCTTTTTTGTTCATCTGCATTATCTTCTGCAGGTATAATTGGTGTAAATTCTTTTATAATCTCATTGAGATCACTTGTATTTCTGGCCAGTGCATCTGGATTGGAGTTTAGAGAAACAATAGACCACTCGACTAGCCTCTGCTGTGTGAAATACAAAACATTGGGATCTTCATTAAGATCTTCTAGTCCATATCTACCGTCTAATATTTCGGCCCTTATAGAGGCTCCACGAATTATTCCATTTTTAACCTTGTTAAAAATCTTCTCTGCTAGAGGATTGTTTTCTGCAGCTTCAAATTTTGCGCGACCTATAACTAAACCATCTTCTATAAAAACTACTGAAGTTCCAATGACACTATCAGCATCGGTGTGATTATGGTTAAAACATACAATAGGATTTGTTTCGTAGCGATCAAGCAGCCATCCATTACTTTTAAAAACAGTATCATAAGTATCTACAGCTTCACTAGAAATTACAAAGTCAATAGTTCTTTCTGCTTCGTTTATACTGTCTGCACGCACTTGTGCATTTCTTACTTGTATTTTATCCTTTGCTTTCATCAGCTAATAGTTTTTTCATTTGTTCTTCGTTAAGAAGATTAGACATTTGTAAAAATTGATCACCATCTGGATATGGGTTTAGACTTTCTAAAACTCTAATTTCGTTGGGAGTCATAGCCTTAAGGAATACCATAGACTTGTAATATTCTGCTCTGGACTTAGGATCTACCTGTAGTAGTATTTTAAAGTTTTGATCTATCGCTATCGAATTAGCTTTTTCAGGATCTGTGAAAAGCTTAAATTCGATTTCTTCTTTTATCTTTTGGGCTAAAGGTTTTACAGCAGACTGCAAATAATCCTGTTCCATTTGCACCATAGAGTTATAACCACCTTCACCCTTTATTCTTAATTTGTGATTCGGTATGTGAAGCCACCGGGCAATATCTTCTGTACCACTGGCGTAGGTTTCAATAAATTTTGATTCTTCAGGATTAAGACCTATGCTTTTATATTTCATCCCTTCATCCAGTACGGCTGCTCTATGCTTATTCATGGATGTAAGCCTTTTTTCGAAGGCTGTACCTAAAGCGTCTTTTGCAGTACTGTCTATTTTTTTGTCAGATTCAATTACACCATAGCTTAGGCCTTGATCTTCTAGAGACATAGAACCAAATTTTTGTGCATTTAATGTAACACCAAGGTTATCTGCTGCAAATTCTAAAACAGATTTTCCAAGCTTTCCATCAAATGAAAAACCCGAAACGTGAAAGACTTCGTAAGCACTGTACATTTTACTTTTGTACTGGTAAAACAATTTGTCTTCATGATCTATAACAGTTACCAAACTTGAATCCCAAAAGTCTAAGGATATTTTGTTTCCAGATTCATCGGTGACTATTCCAGCAAAGTAATTACCCCTCAATAAAACAGTGAGAGCGATTAAATGCTTAAAGCCAAAAGGCGACTGGTGATGATTGGGTCTATTGTTAATTAACTTATTGACCGGATGGTCCTTAAGATAAGTAATATTGTTATCTGTTTTTTGTACTACAGCATGTGGAAGTATTGCTATGGAATTTGCTATCATGTCTATTCCGCTATAAAAAGCGGAAAGCGTTAATGAGGTGCGGACGTTTACCTTCTTTGAAGATTCGGTTAGGCCATAAGCAAAACCAGGAAAGCCTCCAACAAATGTTTGAGCACTTACAACTGATCTTAACGCATTTTGAAAAACAGACATATTTCTTTTATCTGCTTCAAAAATATGGGAGCTATCTAATTAAAAACTCCAACAATGTTTCCTTTGTTGGAGTTTTTAAAATTTTGCTAACAGTGTATAAAAAACATTAAAACGTTTTTTTATACGGGTGTTAGCAAAAAATACTAACCTGCATAAACTAACTCTAATCCAGTTAATGCGAAATATAAATTTTGTAATTCATGAACGTGTTTGATATCTATTTTAAAATTATGTGATTCATTACTTAAATAGATTACATGCCCGTTAATTTCTTCTCTGATACAAAAATTATATAGTCTTAAACCATGATTTTTCCATTCAAAACCTAAATTGATAATCCATTTTTGTGTTAGTTTTATTCCTTTAGTATTTTTTTCAGTGCAATTTTTAGGTAGTGGTAACTCTACTATTTCTTGTATGCAGTTTTCTACCTCAATTAAATTTCCAATTCTTAATTCTTGTGCTTTCATTTTATTTTTTATCTAATTTATTAAATTATATTTTGCTAAAATGTCTTGTAAATTCTTTTAAATCATCTCTATCAGAAATACTAAAATCCATAGGGAAATTGTCCTTCATAAAACCTTTCCCGTGGCAAACTAAAGTCAAACCAAAACTTTCCTTATAAATTTCGATGTATTGATCTTTAGTTTTATTCTCAACCGCTTTTAAAATTTGCTTATGATTTATGCCGTTCTTACCTAAAGAAATAAATTTTTTATCTTTTAAGAATTTATAGATTGCTGTTTTCATAATTTAATTTTATTAAGTAATTTTTAAATAATTTTTTCTAACCACCGTTTCAAAACGGTTCTGCATGTCCTGCAGATAAGTGTTCGATCTCAAGTAAGTCGAGCTACCAAATGCAGTGTCGATGACTTTTTCCATTTTAGGGAGAAGGATTTCAATAACTTCTACCATTTCTTTTGCTTCTGGGCCATCTGCTTTTACATCTTCCAGATCTTCCATAAGACACATGAGGTGAGTCATGATCTTATGTGATTTAATGGCCATTTGCTTGCTGTGGTGTTTCATATTAGTTCTAGTTTCAATTGCTCAGTAAATTTTAATTTAGAGTCTGAAAAGCCTCTAATCCTGCAAGCTTTTCTAAATTCTTCAGGTGTATCGATATTATATTTAAGATCCTCCGGGATTAATGATTCTACAGAATCGTAATTGTAAATAGTTACTATTCTGCTGTTCCGTCCGTAGTTTTGTGCAAGTTCAAGAAGCTCTATTTTGCAAAGTTTTCTTTCACAAATTACATCTGTAGAATTATCTACTGCCGTTTTTCTAACTCTATTCGGCATTTGATCTATCATAAAACCTACATATAATCCGTTGTGCCTTTTTTGCTTCCAAATAAAATATTTTGCAACACATTTTTTTATATTAGAATGTTTCAAAATAAAATCAATTTCAAGAGTAGAGTATTTATAGCTCACTGGCTTACTCGATAACTCATAAAGTCTATTATGTTTTTCTATATCTAACATGGATTAAATGCTAAAATGTTCTTTTACTTTTTGGTCAAATACCTCTTTAGTCAAGTCTGATATGGCTCTGCCTACTGAGTTGTAATTTAGTTTTTCGGCAACAATGCATTTCTTCTCATAATCGGTGAGATCCTTTTCTGGTATGACTGACTTAGAGTCGATTTCTAATTGGCCTTTGCCTGGCATTATCTTCATTTTGGTTAAACCATCATTGTATTGGTGGAAATCAAATTGCAGTTTTGCAGAATTTAATATCTGTGAAGATATATTGGTGATGTTTTTTACGTGAGCTGCATCTACAGTTTTGTTTTTGGCTTGCTCCAAAGTTTCAAAAAGTACTTTGTTGAGTTGATCGATAGAATTTTCCATAGTCGTTTTTAGTTTTTGATTTGTTTTTCTAGTTTATTTTTTAGTTTAATGCCTCGTTTAATTTGATTTGGATATTGCAAATAATTTCTATCAAGATGTTCACGCCTGGTAATGGCCATTAAATTCTCAATTCTGCAATCTAAACTATCCCTATTTATAAAAATGATAATCATCCCTTCAGGTATTTTGCCATGGTGTTCTTCCCAAAGTAAACGATGAGAAGCCTGCATATATCCATCTTTGTTTTTTTTGTACCTATAAGGAATTTTCTTTTCCCATCTTATAGATTCATAATCTGGCCCCTGTGTGTTATGTGCCTTTCTGCCTTTTTTGAATTGTGTTTTCTCTACCGCCGCCATCCCCTCTGGAGTCATAAACTCTTCTCGCTTTTTTCCTTTATTAAAAGCAATATTGCCTTTTTTAAATTGTGTATGCTTGCACTGAGCTGCATAAATACCACCAACTCTTTTCCAAAATGCTTTGCTTTTTCTAAGTCCTAAAGGCCCACTCTTTCCGGTTATGCTAGATTTAGTTCTGTTTAGTATTATAGCCAGATCCTCGTTTTCCTTATCTGGATAGTTCTCTATCAAGTAATCAATTTCTTCTTTGGTCCAAAATTTCTTTTTCATTTGAGAAGGGTTTTTTTATTTTCATTTTCATAAACATTGCCTTTGACCTCCAAATGCTCACCAAAATATTCAACGAGTGATGTTAAAAAACTTCCATCTTTTTTAAATGAAACATCGATGCACCAGCTTAAAGTATCTTCGCACCAAACAACAGGCAAAAGACTTTCATTGTATCCTAAACTTAAATCCTCTTCATCAATAGGATAGTAATCGACAAGGTAATCGGCTTCAAATATTTCAATTCCTTTTTTATCTTCACGTCCAATTGATTGCAATGGGATGATATCTTTTACCGAAAAATCATTGGTTAGTGGTTTTCTATAACACATTTTTTTTAATGTTAAATCCCAGAATCTAAATTTTATTTTTCTCATTTCTTTAGTTTTTTATTGAAGTATCGTCTAATTAAGTAGCCTCTTAAAATGCTTATCAATGTAAAGCATAGTGTTATTCCAAGGTTTTTTAAAGCTGTACTATGTATTCCAAACAAAGGGAGCACTAAAAAAGTAGCTGCTAGTGATATTGTAAAACCTAAAAAAGTATTGATGAGACTTTCTTTAAATGATTCTTTTTTTGATTGCATAGTTTTTTTAAATTTTATTTTCTTTTTCTTTTTTTAAATTCATCTTGATAGCGTTCCTGATATTCTATTTTTCTACGCTCATACTTTTCTAAAGCTTTTAGATCACCACTTTTAGCTAAATCAAATAATTTACTGTCTATTAGTAAATCAGCTTTATCAAGTCCTTTATTGTAGTATAAATTAATTGTGTGATTTTCATCATAAAAATCTTTTTTAAAAACTTCAAAATCATCAACTTCTAATACATTTACCACCTTAGATAAAGGATATCCAAGAGTTCCAACTTGTATCATCTTTTTTAAAAATTCTTCTGTGTATTTCATTTTAGATTTTTTTAATATAATCTTTACCGTTTATCTTTACATTTAGTGTATTATCCAGCTTTAACATTCTGTCAATTGTTACTTGGCAGTACTTAGGGTCAAGTTCCATGGCGTAACATTTTCGGTCTAATTGGTGTGATGCTACCATTGTAGCTCCAGAACCAAGAAACCCATCACTTACTATTTCACCAACTTTTGAACTGTTTCCTATCTGTAACCCAAATAGTAAAATTGGTTTCATTGTTGGGTGCTCTCCATTTCTATTTGGTTTATCAAATTCTAGAATTGTAGTTTGCTTACGTCCACCTTTCCAAAAATGGCTACCGCCTTCTCTCCATCCGTACAAACATGGCTCATGTTCTTTTATCCATTCCCAACTCTCTGCATTCACAGCTTCTAGGCATGGCTCATGTCTCCATTGGTAGTCTTGTCTGCCTAATACCATTGAACTTTTTAACCAGATTAAACATTGTTTTAAAAGAATTCCAGAATCCTTCATGGCTTGTCTAAAATTAGCACCCTCAGAATCGGCATGCCAAACATACCAAGCTCCGCCTTTTTTTGTAAAACTTCCTAATGCAGTATAAAAATCATAAAGAAATTTGTAAAAATCATCATTAGTCATTGAGTCGTTTTTAATAGTTAGAGCATCTTTAGTTGCTCCTGTATAATTTACATTATATGGTGGGTCTGTTAAAACCATGTCCGCTAAACTTCCGTTCATTAATTTAGCGATATCATTAACATCGGTTGAACTGCCACACAATAAACGATGCTCTCCAATTTCAATTAAATCACCTAAAACAACATCAACATCTAATTCTTCAGGAATAATGTAATCATCCTCGTAAGCTTTATCAGCAAGCAATTTATCTTTTTTAATAATCCATTCATCTAACCCTAAAATATCAAAGCCTAATTCTGGTAAGTCAATTTCTGAAAATTCTAAATCCAATACCTCAAAATCAAATTCACCTGCATGAGTATTACTGATAATAGAATATTCTTTAACTTCTATTTCCGTAAGTTTTCTGTTTGGAAATCTGACATCAATTTCTTCATCCCCTCGACCTGCCAGCAATAAAGCTGTGATTCTTTGATTTCCACCAATTATTTTATAGTCTGTATTTATTGCAGGTATTTCAACCAGATTAAATTTATTTAAGCTTTCTAGCAACTTTTTCTGTTTAACTGCAGTAATTTTTCTCGGATTAAAATCTAACTTAACTAAGTCTTTAACTTTTACTTTTTTAGTTACCCATTGTAATTTTTCCATGTTCTATATTTAATTTTTGAGTTTTTCTTTTAAAATAAAAATGCACACTGCAATTTCAAAAGCCATCAGAATTATTATAAGTAAAATTCTTATCCAGTGGTCGTTGATCCATTTCAAATCGAGTAGGGTAGAAGTCGCCAGTGGGAAAGCAAAAGTGAGCACTACTATAAATATAAATTTGAGGTCTTTTTTCATTTCTTGTTGTTTTTTCTATTATTCACATTGCTAAAACTTCTGTAACATGAGTATTTGTACTCCCCAAAAAATTCAAAGTATTGATCGTTTGCCCGGTTAAAGGCTTCAAGATTTGTTTTAGAGGTTTTTAGCATTTCAAAAAAGTAGTTGTAAAATCCTACGTTAGTGGCCAGCTTTTTAATTAATTGATTTTCAGTTTCTAATTCAGAATGTGATTTCATTTGGATCGGTGTTATTGTATTGAGATTCGTTATTATCCTCTGGTGTCATTGTTCCTGCTAAAGCCATTACAGATGCAATGATGCCATCTATTCTTTTGGTCGATTTGTTTTTTGCATAGCGTATATTCTCGTTTGGATCTTGATAAGCTACGCATCCAGAAATCATCCATTTTAAAATTGGGTGACCGCCATGTCTTATTTTTTCAGAATAAATAAGCGTTTCAAATTCTTTAGTAGGAAATGAAAAGTGAGCTGTGGTTTGAGGAAATGGATGCATCTCTATTTCTCTAGCTGTTAGATTCTGAACCAGTTGAGTAGCTTGCCACGAATCGTATTCATACCACTTTGGGTGAAGCACATCCCAACAAAATGCAACAATGCTTTGTAAGTTTTCATAGTCAATTTGGTTACCTGGTGTCGCCTGAAGGATTGGCTGCTTTTCAAAAAAACTACTTACATCATTAAAACCTTTCAGATCGATGTATTTTTTTAGGGTTTGATTTTTCCAAAATTTGTAGGGAACTCTATCTTCAGAAGATCTTTTTTCCACAGTATCCAATGGACAAAACAGCATAGGCAGTAAATCTCTTATCCCATCTTCGTCTGGATTACTTACAAAAACTATTGCAGATAAATCTATCGTTGAACTTAGGTCCAAGGCGCCGGCACATCCGTGTTCTAAAAAGTTTTTCATTCTTATTTTCCCTGAACATTTATCCCAGATATCTTCAGGAATTCTAACTTCAGCAGCATCTACCCACTTGTTAAGATGCTTTGTTTTAAAGTTTGGTATTTTACTAGATTGGTTAATTGCCTTTTTATACTCAGATTTTAGATGTGAAATAGATACAGATACATTTAAATTTGGATTTGCTTTTATCCAATTTGTTTCATC